GATGACTTCGATGACGGAGAATTTATTACAGAGTTTTTAAAATATAAACCTGAAGTAGGGACTTTAACTTTTTTTAATGGAAGAGAAAATTACCACGGAGTAGCCGAAGTTAAAAAAGCCCACAGGTTCACCCTTATTTTCTGGTGGCAAAATACCATAATACAAAAATCCAATTAGATAGCTTTAGGATCGAAGTTATATAACTCGGAGTAGACGTCTTTAATACGTAGAAACTTCTCGCCGTGTTGATCAAAGTCATCGTCGCCCTTATAGTAAAGGTGTAAATGGATCATTTCGTGGAGAAGCGTTTGGAAGATGGTGATAAAGTGACCACAAGAACCGGAACTTATTTCAATAGCCATGTCCACTTCGTCAAAACATCCGTAAATGCCTGGGTTCTTAATGACACGGAATGTAACTTTGTTAGACTTAGGCATCTTTAGGGTGTTGAAAGGCGGTAACTGACACGCCATGTTATATAGTATCTCTAAGTTCTTTTTAGTCAACGTAGTTTTCATTTGGTTATTATACTAAAACACTATGCAAATAAGACGAAACTAGGTTAAAATAGTTAAATAAGCTGCAAAATTCTACCCAAAGGTGTATCAGCGACACATGAACCAACAAAACATTGAATCAAATCAACAAGATAGCTTCGTTTCCGACGTAGTGATGATGCCGCCTATTGAAGAAAATATTCCAGTACCCAAAAACGCACAGCAAGCCCTACCCACTATGAGCCAGACTGAAGAAGTTATGGTAAGGGCACATACAATTAAGGAAATAACAGACATAACTGGGGAAGAAATTGCGCCAGATGCAAATCATACGCAAAAAGCAACACAAATGGCGACAGAAATGATAGAAAACCCAGAAAAAAGACAAGAATTTGCGATACAACCAAGTCCTACCATAGCGGTACTAGGAGGTATAGTAGGCTCAATGAACCACATGATTGTAAAAGACTTAGCTGATTTGAAGTTATACGTGGTGAATAGACTCGTTGAGATTGCACAGAGCGAACAAAGTAATTACAAGGAACAAATAACAGCACTAAGATCTATTGGCGAAGTAGACGGTGTTGATGCGTTCAAGAAGAAGGTTGAGGCGACAGCTAAAGAACAGAGTATCGATGATGTTGAGAGAGAACTATTAAAACTACTCACTGAATTTAAAGTAAACGGAACGCTGAAACCAAAACCTGCGCCTCAGACAATCGATGCTGAACTTGTTGAAGAGACAGCGGAAGAAGTTGTAGAAGAAGTAAAAGAACAATCGTTCGATGATATCGTACAAGAAGCGACAGATGGAAACACAAGCGGAGAGTAAAGAAAAGAAGTTAACCCCAGCGATGGTAGCGGAGTTAATGAAAGCGGTTCCGACCATGTCGCCGGAGCTAAAGCGTAGTACACTAGAAAAGATAAGACTATTTAAAAAAGACTGGGTACAGAAACACGGTAAAGATAATTTCTTAGATTTTATCCAGCACGTCTACCCAGGGTATATGATAGGGGCACACCATAGGAAACTGGCTAACATATTTGAAGACATTGCGGCAGGCAAAAAGAAACGAGTTATTGTTAATATTGCTCCGCGGCACGGGAAGAGTGAACTTATCTCTTATCTTGCTCCTGCCTGGTTCCTTGGGAAATACCCTCATAAGAAAGTTATTATGGCGTCGCATACGGCTGACCTTGCTGTTAACTTTGGTCGTCGGGTTAGAAATTTGGTGGGTGCTGACGCATACAAGGATATTTTTCCACAAGTAGAACTACAGGCTGACAGTAAATCGGCGTCACGATGGGGGACAAATTTTAATGGTGAATATTTCGCAATTGGTGTTGGTGGTGCCCTCGCTGGTCGCGGCGCTGATCTTTTTATCATTGATGATCCACACTCCGAGCAAGATGCAAAACTTGGACGAGCTGACGTGTTTAAGCCTGCTTGGGAGTGGTTTCAGTCTGGCCCTCTTCAACGTCTTATGCCAGGCGGTGCGATTATCGTAGTGATGACTCGTTGGAGTAAATTAGATTTAACTGGCGAGATTATTAATCAGATGGTAAAACAAGAAGGTGTAGATGAATGGGAAGTTGTTGAGTTTCCTGCTATTATAGAGAATAGAAAAGGTGAACAAGAAAGTTTGTGGCCTGAGTTCTGGCCGATAAATGAGTTACTGTCTAAGAAAGCGGCGTTAGATGTACGGTATTGGAATGCCCAGTATCTACAAAATCCGACAAGTGAAGAAGGCGCACTCATTAAAAGAGAGTGGTGGAAGATATGGGAAGCGGAAGATCCTCCGCAATGTGAGTTCACAATCATGGCGCTGGACGCGGCGCAAGAAGCAAATAACCGTGCAGACTATAATGCACTGACAACTTGGGGCGTCTTTTTTAACGAAGAAACCAATAACTATAATATAATACTATTAAATTCTATTAAAGAACGATTAGAGTTTCCAGACCTCAAAGAAAGAGTATTAGAAGAATACAAAGACTGGGAGCCCGATGCGTTCATAGTTGAAAAGAAATCTAACGGCGCAGCTTTATATCAAGAGATGCGAAGGATGGGTTTACCTATTGGAGAATTCACTCCGGGTAAAGGGCAAGATAAGATTTCTCGCGTTAATGCTATATCTGATTTATTTAGAAGTGGTATAGTGTGGGCTCCAGATAGACGATGGGCTCATGAAGTAATTGAGGAATGCAATGATTTTCCTAGTGGTGCGAATGATGACTTGGTTGATAGCACAACACTAGCATTAATGCGGTTTAGACAAGGTGGTTTTATTAGATTACCTAGTGACGAAGCTGAAGATATACCAGGATTTAAAAGTTCACGAAACAGACTATATGCAATATAAGGATTAAATTATGGCAGACATAGATAAAAGTTTATCACAAGCACCTCAAGGATTAGAAGCAATGGCTATGGATCAACCAGATCTATCTATTGAAATCGAAAACCCAGACTCAGTTACACTTGATGACGGCAGTATGGAGATTACTATTCAACCAGGCAAAGAAGTTGACGATGAATTTAATGCTAACTTAGCAGAAGATTTAGACGAAGGACAACTTACAGAATTATCAGGAGATCTTATTGGCGAGTACGATGCTGATATTAACTCAAGAAAAGATTGGTTAACAACTTATGTAGACGGTATAGAATTACTAGGCCTCAAAGTTGAAGACCGCACAGAACCGTGGCCCGGTGCCTGCAATGTATATCATCCCTTAATGACAGAAGCGCTGGTTAAGTTCCAAGCTGAAACTATGATGGAAACATTCCCCGCAGCTGGCCCAGTTAAAACACAACTCATCGGTAAGCAAACAAAAGAAAAAGAAGATGCTGCCGAACGTGTAAAAGATGATATGAATTATCAACTCACGGACATGATGCCTGAGTATAGACCTGAACATGAACGTATGTTATGGGGACTAGGTTTAGCTGGTAACGCATTTAAAAAAGTTTACTATGATCCATCGTTTGAACGTCAAGTGTCAATGTATGTTCCAGCAGAAGATATTGTAGTTCCATATGGTGCCTCATCGTTAGAAACAGCAGAACGTGTAACACACGTGATGCGCAAGACCAAAAACGAATTGCGCAAGCTCATGGTGGCTGGATTCTATCGAGATGTTGATCTAGGTGAACCGTTCTTAGATGTTGATGAAGCGGAGAAAAAGATTGCAGAGAAGTTAGGATTTAATCCTACAGAGGACGACAGATATAAGATCCTCGAAATGCACGTTAATTTAGATTTAGAAAATGGTGATTCTGAGGACGGTATTGCAGTACCTTACGTTGTTACGATTGAAAAAGGTACGGGCACAATTTTAGCAATACGCCGTAATTGGAATCCAGAAGACGATTTAAAAGCTAAACGTCAACACTTTGTTCATTATAGTTATATTCCAGGTTTTGGATTCTATGCTTTCGGTTTAATTCATTTGATAGGTGCTTTCGCCAAATCAGGTACTATGATCTTACGTCAACTTGTTGACGCAGGTACTTTATCAAATTTACCAGGTGGTATGAAGTCACGTGGTCTACGAATTAAAGGCGATGATACACCGATTGCTCCAGGTGAATGGCGTGATGTAGATGTACCAAGTGGTGCTATCAGGGATAATATTTTACCTCTCCCATACAAAGAGCCAAGTCAAGTTCTTAACCAATTGATGAATCAAATAATTGAAGAAGGACGACGTTTTGCAAGTGCTGCAGATATGAAAGTGTCTGATATGAGTGCAAACTCTCCAGTAGGAACTACATTAGCTATTTTAGAAAGAACACTCAAAGTGATGTCAGCTGTACAAGCTCGTATTCACTATGCAATGAAACAAGAGTTTAAATTATTAGCTGGCATTATTCGGGATTACACTCCAAAAGAATATTCATACGAACCAGAAATTGGCGATAGAAGAGCTAAACAATCTGACTATGACTGCTGTGAAGTTATTCCAGTAAGCGATCCAAATGCAGCGACAATGTCGCAAAAAGTTGTTCAGTATCAAGCTGTTATGCAAATGGCGCAAGCTAATCCACAAATTTATGATCAAGTAGAATTGAATCGCCAAATGTTAGAAGTGTTGGGGGTTAAAAATATTGGTAAACTGATTCCGAATGCAGAAGATAAAAAACCTAAAGATCCTGTGTCAGAAAATATGGATATTATTAATGGTAAACCGGTTAAAGCATTTATTTATCAAGACCATCAAGCCCATTTAGCTGTTCATATGTCCGCTATGCAAGATCCTAAACTTATGCAGATGATGAGTCAGAACCCGATGGCGCAAACTATTCAAGCTGCAGCATTAGCTCATATCAACGAACATATTGCGTTCGAATATAGAAAACAAATTGAAGAGCAATTAGGCGCTAATTTACCTAAACCTGATGAAAACTTGCCAGAAGATGTTGAACTAGAACTATCTAGATTGACCGCAGCAGCAGCGCAAAAACTGTTAGCTAAAGATCAAGCAGAAGTTCAACAACAACAAGCTCAACAACAGCAACAAGATCCAATCGTTCAAATGCAACAACAAGAGTTACAACTTAAAGCTCAAGACTTACAAATTAGAGCACAAAAAACTCAAGCTGATATTCAAATTGAACAACAACGTCTTGAACTTGAGAAAGAAAAAATGATGTCTCATGAAAGACTTGAAGGAGCCAAATTAGGCGCAACAGCTACTAGGGATAAACAAAAAGAGGAATCTAATAAAGTTCTTCAAGGCGTTAAACTTGGTATGGACGCGGAATTTAAGAAAAAAGAACTTGCATTAAAAGAAAAGGATCAACAAAAACCTAAGGAGTAACTAAATGGACCAAACGCTAGAGCTATTATTGTCTCGAATAGATGATCAGCGCAAAACAGTTTTAATAAATTTAGGAGACGGAGCGGCAAAAGATTTTGCTTCGTACCAAAATATGACCGGATATATACGAGGTTTATCCGTAGCAGAAAGTATGATTAAAGACCTCGCACAAAGAATGGAGACTTATGACGATGAGTGACATACTCACAATGAATAAGAATTTGGTAGATGCAAATGGTCGACCGATTGTTATTCCAAAGCTTGACGATGTAAATGCAGAAGATATACCGATTGAAGAACGTGGTTTACAGTTACCTGAACCGAAAGGATACAAGATACTTTGTGCAATTCCTGACGCTGCAGAGACTTATCAAGGTGGTATTGTAAAAGCAGATTCAACTAGAACTATAGAAGAACATTCAACTGTAGTTTTGTTTGTAGTAAGAGTAGGTGACCTAGCTTATAAAGATGAGAATAGATTTCCTACAGGTCCATGGTGTAAAGAGGGTGATTTTGTTTTGACACGTGCATACGCAGGTACAAGATTTAAAATCCACGGAAGAGAATTCCGCATTATTAACGACGATACAGTCGAGGG